GAATAGCCCCGTCAAAATCAGTTTTTTCATAAATAGATTTCTTGTCACTATCAAACGCGGTAACATACTTAAACTTCGCTCTTGACCATTTACCGATATCTCCTCCGCGACCAACGGCCACGTCTAGTAGTTTTTCTCCACATGTCATGTTTTTTGCATCAAAAATAAGACCCATTTTGATTGTATTATGAAAATTTCTAAGATTATCTAGGTTTTTAGGGATTTCTTCATAAACTAGATCGATGATCTTGTGAATTTCGCCAGACTGAAGCGCGGCATCTACAAATTTGTCGTCCATCATAATATAGATTCAATTATTACTTTAAATTAAGTCTATATTATGTATTTTTAAGTAATTTAAGGGTGTTCAAGGCACATGATAGCCATAGCAGCATAATTATGAAGATCCATTAGAGTGTCTTTTAGAGTTTCATCTGATACATTAATTTCTATACCTTTATTAGTGATGTTCATGTATCGAGAAAGTTTATCATTGATTCTTACAAGTACACCAATTGTTCCGTGTGTAGCAAATGCGTCTCCGTAGTCGGCATTTTTCTTTGCAAAAATTTCGCGACACGAATCTTGAATTTTCTTGAGTTGTTCTACGCGATCCATTGTAGTATATAATTAATTTAATCTTTATATATCTATTAAATTTTTATAGATTGGGACACAGTAAGAAGATAATTCTTTTTTAAGAGCTATATTTTCTTCTCGAGATTCATATAACATCTGTTTAAGATAACGAATTTCTTTACATTTTTCTTCAAAGTCTCTATTTATATCAGATACTTGTTTAAAATCGCTAATAAATTTTTCGTCAGCAATTTGTAAACATTTACTTATATGCTTTTTAGTTTTGAAATGACTTGAAACTAATTTACTAAATTCTGTTCTAGAATAAAACTTATTACAACAATAGCAACCACTTGGATATTTTTCTTGTAAGTCTCTTATATTCATATCTACTTTACAATGTTTTTCCCAGTCTGTTTTTGGTTCATATTTGACTACGTTAGTCAACATTTGATAATTAGTAATAAATATTACCTTTAAATGTATCCACATATTTCTAAATTAGTCCCGTTAAATTTAAAGGGTTTTCCACACCCGTATACTAATCCTTGTGATACCCATTGTTCACATTGTTCTTTGGGGGCATGTGGATTTACGAATGAAAGATCTTTTTTATAAACGGCGTGTCTAAATATGGTACAACGAACATCTGTTTTGTGAACTTGGCACATTACATTACAATGGGGACACTTAAAATAATAATAATCATCTACGAAACTTATTTCTGACATCTATTTAAGAATATTGTATATATTTATATTAATAATGTATTGTCATTGCAAAGAATTAGCTTTTTACTATTTTTCCTTGGAAAAAAAAGAGAATTACATTTGTAAATACAGTGTTTATAAATGTAATAGACTTAAATCTGATGGACCAAAAAAAAAGCCATGTGACTTTTTAAAGAAGGAACTGGTGACTAAAAAAAAAGATGATTATATTGAAACCCAGGTGGAAACATTTAATATCATATATGAAAGAAACTATAGACATGAATTATTTAATTATATTAGATTATGTGAACAATTTGGTCCAAATGAAAATTATTACGGAAACATAGTAAATCGTATGAGTATTCTTGGATATAAATATATCCCATTCGAAAAACTATCAATTCTTAAGAAAAGATTAGAAAAACCACCTAATACAAATAAATTATTTATTAAAAAGTTATCAAATGTATTATTAACAGTTCCCAAAGAACTCAAAGTTATTAAAAATAACAAGAAAAACAAGAAAATAATTAAGAAGAAAACTTTTGAGGAGGTAGAAATAATAGAAACAGAATCAGATGACGAAGATGAAATAGTAGATGACGAAGATAACGAAGATAACGAATTTGACGTAGATGATTTAGACTCTGTAGATGATGAAAATGACGCTGATTTTGAAGGTTATTTATCTGATTAAAAATATTGTTTTAAAACTAAATGTTTTCAAAATTAGTAGACGAGGATACAAAAAAAGTTATTAACGATGTACTTTTTCAGATTAAATGTTACTTAATACTTATAGTTTTACTATTAATTATTATAGCATATTACGTTTATGAAAAATAATTTAAAAAGATAATTATATTATAAATAAATGCTAAACGTCAGCGATACTGAAGTTCAATTTTTTAAATCAGATGTAGAAAAATTCAATAAAATAGACTCGCAAATTAAAGAACTAAAAAATCAAATGAAGCCTCTTCAAGAAAAACTTAAAGAACTAAATAAATTAAAACAAGAAAAACAAGACGAGGTTTTAAGATTTATGAATACAAATGAACTAGACGCTTGTAACACAGATGACTCGTGTTTCGAAGTAAAGAATACAAAGGTAACAAAACCAATAACAAAGGGAGACATATACGATCGCATTCTAAAATTTTTTAATGACGAGTTTAATAAAGTAAAATCTAAAGACACAGAAGAAATTGCAAAAACTCTACATAATTTTATATATGTAGACGGAAGAGAAAAATGTGATAAACAAGTACTAAAATCTAAGTAAAATTGTAAACATGTTCCTCCTCGTCTTCCGAACTATAGTATAAATCATTTTCTTCAATTTTCTGTTTTAATAATTTACTCGAATAACCTTCTAATGTTAAATCTTTCATTTGTCCATTTCTATCTAATTTTATTAGTGCTATGTCTCCGCAATATTTATCTTCGGTAAATGAAAAACTAGTTAAGTTATACTCTTCGTTATCATTATATAAAATTATATGTTTGGCATATTTTTTATAATGATTAAAATTACTAAACTTATTCATATTAAAATCTCTGCAATTACATAATCTTTCAGAAATTTCACCGTTTTGATGAAAAACAAGAAATGTCCTCATTATAACTTATATAAATATTTTTTTTAGTACTAAATCAACGAAATTGCGAAAAATAAAATTATTTAAAAAAATGTAATATATATTATTATACTAGCTAAATGTCTGTATACGATAAAAACACACAGTGGAGCATTGATTTGAAAGAAAAAATTAAGAATTGCGATAAAGACCAGTTATTAGAATATTTTAAAGAATTATCAGAGAAATGGACAGTTAGCAACGACAGTGACATAATTAAGAGTGCGTGTGAAAAATTAAATATACCAGATGTTTCTATATTAGACATGGGTATACTTCAAATTTCATTTGAAAAATCTATATATGAAGCTACTCATATATATGAAAAATTTAAACACCTTGAATGTTTTATGGAGAATAAAAGGGAATGGGATAGAATATACGAAGTAATTTTTTACAGCGAGCGTCTAGTAAGAGATGTAGCACTTCTAAATAAAACAAACGAACCTAGTCATAATCCGTTATTCAACGAAGACCCAGATGTTTTGTTTAAATATGCGCGATTTACAGATGAATCAGCTAAAACTCCGTATCAATGTCTATTACTTTATTTCTTTGATCAATTTTCAGAAGAAGGTTTCACTCGTAACGGACTTAATCTTTATAAACCTATCGTCAAAAATGGTTTTAATACACACGCTTGGAAAAAACAGTGCAGTTTAAAAGATTATATATATCAAAAAACAGATCACAAAATTAACTTTTCCCAGTGGAAAAATGCAACCGCTAACGGATCAAGCAACATTAATAATGCAGAAAAATATTTTAGCGAATTTATTGGCCCGGAATTACCATGTTTGAACAAAGATAGATATCTATTTGCATTTAAAAACGGAAATTATATAACTAAGTATAATATCGCAAAAGAAGGAGACACACCTATTTATAGGGATGTATTTGTCCCATATGGAACAGAACATCCATACATTAATAACTACTCTGTTGCGGCTAAGTATCACAATAGCGACTTTAATGACTTCCCAGAATACAAAGATGAAGATTGGTTCAATATAATAAATCACTGTCCTACATTCAAAAGTCTAATGGACTATCAAGAGTTCACAGAAGAAATTCAGATGTGGCTCTGTATTTTTATTGGACGCATGGCTTTTAACATTGGAGAACTAGACAATTGGCAGTGTCTTCTTTATTTATTGGGACAGGCTGGTACAGGTAAAAGTACTATTCTGATGAAAATTTTACAGAAGTGGTACGATGAAGAAGATGTAGGTGTTATATCAAATAATATAGACACTAAATACGGAATTAAGCCGCACGCAAACAAGATGATGGTTCTTGCGCCTGAAATCTCTGAAAACTTTAAAATGGAACAGACCGACTGGCAATTATTAGTCGAAGGTGGGAGAAACACTTATTCAGAAAAGTACAAAAGCGATGAAACTATAGAGTGGAAGTTGCATATGACCATGGGTGGAAATAAAATGATGCGGTATAAAAATAATTCTGAAAGCGTGTCTCGTAGGACAGTTGTTGTAAACTTCTGGAAAAAAGTAGTTAATACAGACACTGAATTGGACAAGAAATTGCTAATAGAACTACCTATTATAATGAAATTGTGTATAAAAGGATACTATTCCGCTATTAATAAATACGGTAAAAAAGGTATTTGGAATATTCTTCCAAAGTACTTCCATGAAAACAAGGAAGAAATGGAACAGACAACAAATGCACTCCAGAACTTCTTGAAATCTGGTAAGGTTGTATTTGATAAAAAGTATTATGTTCCTATGAAAATCTTTCAACAGAGTTTTAATGATCATTGTCGTGAAAATAATTTACCGCGCGAACAATTTACAAAAGACTTTTATGGAGCTATATTCGTAAATAACAATATTAAAATAATTGCATCAGGAAGCCACGAGTACCCACTTGGTTCAGGTGTTATTCTTAAAAGAACAACTTTTCTCAAAGGAATAGATATTCCGAGTGAAGACAATGATCTAGACGATCCGGAATAAATTCACGTTATAATTTTTAAATTAATAAATAACCTAAAATTATAATGGCTAAAAGTATCACCGCATTTGATAATACTTATTTTTACGTTATTATTGTTTTAACGCTTCTATTGGGATTAGCTTTACTTAAAATATACGTAATGTTATCGGTTTTAGATAGTAAGATAGATGAATTATCTGAAAAAATTAATAAAAATACGGAGGACCAAAGTCCAAGTGGAGTTAGTTTAGAAGAAAAAATTAAAGAACACTTGGATTCTTTAGAAGATGAAGAAATATTAGAGACTATTGAAGAAATCTCTGACGAGTAATATAATACTCTTCTTTATTAACGAATAAACACCAATTTAATTTTTTAATAATGTCGTATTCTAATCTAGTGCTCGTATTTATTTGGCAATCTAGTAAAAATTTATTTGCAAGTGATATACAACTTATTATAACTTCATCTAAATTTCTACTAGATATCTTATTATTAGAGTAAAAACGTTGTAAATATATTAAACTTATGATAAAAATAGATTCTTCTATATAATTTTTATCATAAATGTTCCTTGCTCTTTCCATGATAGTATCAATGTCTTTAATGTTGTTATTTATTAGCTTATCTAATAATAACATTTTCTAATATAACAACTTATTATTTTTTTCGAAGAAATCGAAAAGGTGTTCAAGAATTTCTTTGTAGTTTTTTAAATTATTTCCTCCCGTTATCATTATACTACCTGGTCTAAAAACTGCACACGTAGTCTGTTCTTCGTTATGTAAAAATTTAATATTTATTCCTGGATACTTTGAAGGGTTAAATGTGTATCTTAATATATTCGTGCTTCCCAGAGGTATTATTTCATCTAATAAAGTACACATATCAGCTTGCTTTATATTTTTATCTATCTTAAAATCTGAATTTATCATACATATTCTAACATCTGATATAAATGGAGTTCCTTTATTGAAGCAGTCAGACTTCAATAGTCTTTTAAATATTTTCCTTATTGCGTAAGTAGCAGAGTAAACATTGGTAGCCCCTGCTAATTGTATATTACCGTTAGTAAATAGTTTTACAGAAATCTTGCATCTATTTTGATATTTAACGCCTAGGTAAATATTTAGACAGTTATAAAACTTACTCTTTGATTCTTTTGTTTCATAATAAGTTTTATAATCCTCTATGTTTATAGAGACGTTAAATTTTGCACATATAGTCATCGTTGAAATTACCCAGTCTTTAACGACTTTAAAATTGCTAAATTCTGGAGATTTTATAGAAGAATGTATATCTTCGAAATCTTTAAAAACGGGATTACATATACAATCAGTATATTTCGATTTTGGATCGCAGATACAGCAGTGCATCGTGATTATTATCTTTATACTAAATTGTCTTTATATAGCTTATTTTTAGCAATATTTAAACACGTGATAGAACGTAATCGTATATAATATACACGTTTTTAATATCAGTGTTTATGTAGTGTATAAACGAGTTTAATATAATAGATACACAATTTAAGTCATGATTATTGGTTAATATATGTATATAGTAAATCAATCTCGGTAAAAAACTATTATATATATCATTAATACTCAATTCCTGAAAAGCATTTATTTCATTTGCTAAATCATAAAGGCAATATGTTACAATATTGAGTTCTGTATTTTTAGCCATCTTATCTGTTATTATTATTTTATTAGTCCTTCGACCATAATAATATCTTATAAGTTCGTTAAGTTTGTTAATCTGTAAATCATTTATTTCAACTCTTGTTAACGGATCTCTGAAATCCATTGTTTTATTAAAATATTCTACTATAGTATCAAAATCGTAGTATAAAAATTTATTATTTATTTTAAAACACGCGAATGGGTATTTTAATTTTTCGTGAGATATTGGGCACTCGTTGTAAGTTTTAACTAGTTTTCTAAAGTTTTTTTGTATTATTCTACAAGAAGTATCTCTGTTAAGTATTTTTAAAAGAATAGGTTTATTAAAAGAATATATGTACTTTACATTTCTGATTTTTAATATATTTTTAACGCAGTTTATCGAAAGTAAATTATTAAAAAATAAAAACATTATTTTTGGATTCAAATATAATTTTATATTAATTTGTTTAAAAGAATAATAAATTAATATAAAAATGAGCGATTTTAAAATTTCTAAAAGAGTAGTACACTCGGATACCAGATCAAGTATATTAGAAAAACATGACGCAAAAATAAAAGATATATATTCAGAAATTGAAAAATTAGATACATATAAAAAGCAGTTAAAAAATACCAAAGATCCAAAACAAGAAATTATACTTAAAAATAAGATAGAAAATATAGAAAATAGTTCCGAACTCAATGATTATTTATTCAATGTAGCCATTTTTTTAAAAGAAGAAGAATCCAAAGAAACAAATTTAGAAAGAATAAAGAGCTCTGGAATACATAAATTTGTTTCTATAAATTCTAGTACAAATACTGGAGAAATTTATGATAATTTTATGGAAAAATGTCACGGCATATCAAGGCTTAAAACATCTAAAAATAATTTTATATGTAAAATATGTGGTTCTAAAACTTTAAAATGTATATCAGAGGGAATAACAACATGTTATAATTGCGGTGATACAGAAAAGTTAAATCTATCTATGACCCCAGAATGGAATTCTTATGAAAATTATGAATTTATAAAACCATTCAGTTATAAAAGATCTAATCATTTTAAGGAATGGATAAACCAAATACAGGGTAGAGAGGGTACGAATATACAACCCGATATATTAAAATTATTAATTTCTGAAATTAAAAAAGAGAGAATAAATGATAAAAAATTAATTACTTATGATAAAGTTAAAGATTATCTTAAAAAGTTAAAATTAAATAAATATTATGAACATATTCCAAATATAATACACAAACTTACAGGAAATAGACAGTTGATTATATCTTCGGAATTAGAAAATAAATTAGTTGCAATGTTTGATGAAATTCAGAAACCATTTGAAAATAATTGCCCTAAGAACAGGAAAAATTTTTTAAGTTATTCTTATACGTTATACAAATTTTTTCAAATTTTACAAATGGAAGAATACTTAATTTATTTCCCATTATTAAAAAGTAGGGAAAAGTTATTTGAACAAGAGATTATATGGAAAAATATATGCAAAGAATTAAATTGGAAATTTATTAAGTGTATTTAATTTTGATAAAAAAATATTTTATTAATAATAAAATGTTAGCATGGATTATCTTTGCCGTATTAGTTGGTATTTTTATTTTAATTGCAAACGTGTATTTATCCGATGGATATGGGGCCGTTACAGCTATATCCCAAATTATACCGAAAGAAACTTTAACAACGGGGGCGACAAATCCTCCTCGCTCAGCGGCAATGGATCAAGTTTTAGAACTAAATAAAATATCACCTGTTTACGATGCTCGCCCAGAATTTTCTGATATACGTAGAGGAATCGTGGAGCCCAATAAACCAATCCCTGTACCAACATCCGTAACCGTATAAATAAATAATAAATAAACATACAAAAGAAATTTATTTATTATTTAGTAATTAGTAATTTTTATGAATATTTTATTAGTTTACGAGAAGTAAAGGACAGATGCTGCCTGGTTCTTGTATACCGCTGTTGTAGTGCCAACCGCTGTTACATGAATCTTGCCGGTGAACTGACCCCATATAGTCTTTAGGCGAATTGTGTCGAATCTGTTAAATGGGCACCCATCTGAACCGAATGGGGTGCTAGCAAGAGGGAACACATAGAAATCGCGGCGCACTCCTCCAGCTGTAAGAGAAGCCTGTACATTAGTCTTGAGACCCATAGACGATCCCGCGGCCGAAAGCATGAAAGGACCAGTGAGTGGTCCCGAGTGTGTAGATGTATTTAGAAGTAGTTCTGCAGAATCCAGATAGGCCTGGGTCTCAGCCGGTTCACCGATTGTCTCACAGCAAATAATGAGATGAGAACAGAGAAGAGAGAAGGAATCTAATTCAACTACCACCTGTACGTTCGAGCCCCTCGACTTGGTTTCCTCTTGATGCTGCGTGAGATGAATAGTCTTTGCGACGACGTTGCTACGAATCTGCTCGCGCTCGGCATTAGACATGACGTGCTGGCGATTCCAAATCTGGACTTCAAGACCCTCTAGACCAGTTAATCCAGCAAGAGCACTCGAATCAGCGTATGTAAGCTTAACCCGGACAGACTGATGCGGAGCACCTGCTACAAGGTGAGCACGCTCGGGTCCACCCTGGGTAAAAGTTGGCAGAGGAACCCACGCTACGTACTTAGCAGTGGCTGAGGTACTAAGAGTTGTAGTATCGCCAGCATCAAGTAGTTTCTGATTGTCGATCTGTCTTCCGCGGGCCTGCAAATCGAATACTTCATAAGCACCATAATCAAGTGTGGTGGCGGCCATTGCACATATGTCGGCATTCTCGATTGTCTGCCAAGTTGAGTTACCAACCATGACCTCCATGCGATCAATGATTCGCGCAAGACTTAGCGCTGGAAAATCTGTAGGAGCAACTGATGAATCTGATTGCGCGGTAATCTTAATACGTGCCCACATTGTTCCAATAGCATCAACGTCGTTGCTAAATGTGAAGGTCTGAGACGAATTAAGAGCCGAACCAGTAGTAGATGGCTGGATCTCGACAAAGTTCGAACCATATAGAAGAGTACGCGCAGTCTCCGATTCTGGGTGGAAAGCGGTAACAATGTCACCACCTTCGCCATCGAGTAGATCTACAGCGTTACGCATAGCCTGGTGACCAGTGGCGGTCCACGCAGCGATTACAGCAATACTTCCCTGACCGGGCATTCTTTTTAATATATATAAAAGAAAATAATTTTAAATTAATTTATTTTTTTTTATATATTTTTAAAAAATTCTTTAACTTAAGAAAATTAATTAGCTATTTGCTTAGAGCAATTTCCTCCCGCATACGTCACGATATTTGTTCCAACAGCTGTTACACTTGCTAATATTTTGTAATTAGAATCGTAAACTCCGCCTCCAAACATAATTTTATTTGTTGATAACACTAGTTTCTTACTTGATAATTTAGACATCACCAAAGAGTCTGTGCCAAATTTAGTGGATGCAAGAGGTACACAATAATAAGGAACATCAAAGAGAGTGGAGAGACCTAACATTTTCTTTGCACCATAAATTAAATATGAACTTGGAAGTTTACCTGTAACACTCGAACCGTTAACAAATAGTTCTATATGACTTAAACAATCATAAATACCGGGGCTGATCGCGCTTGTACCTTCTGTATTGGGTTGAGATAACCGACGGTAATATGTTCCTTCGCCTCCTTTTATACGCGTGGTGCTATTATATATTCCGTACGGAGATGTAGAAATACCTATGAGTAGATGAGAAGCGCTTATTGTTATAGCACTAAGATCTATGGTAAAATTAAATTCTGTTTTGGAATCACTTGGTAATGTACCCCATTGTAATACATTAGAAACATTTTGAGAAGTGTGTATCAAAGAATTGATAACATTTTTGTTAACATAAGTCTTTTCCGTATCAGTTAATAAATGTCTTTTAACTATTAATGAAGTTTCAAAATTAGTTGCAGTAGATATATCATTGAATGTGTTGGCAGCTATTATACTATTTAAATAAATCTTTACGGACATGTCGTTATTTGGCGCCCCAACTTGCAAGTAAGTATTTAATTTATCTCCCGAACCGGAAAATATCTTTAGATCTATTGTTCCGGAGATGTTATATTCGGCGTCGTGCTTGAGAGTAAAATACGAATCAACACCACTATTGTAGAATGCGGGTTCTTGTGTTCCTTTAACAGAAGTTATAGATTCATATAAGTCATATTTTGAATTATATTCATCTTCTGTGGTCATTCTGGCTAATATATCTTCTGGGGTCAAAGTTTGCCATAGTTGGTTACCAACTCTAACCTCTACTTTCTTTATAAGTTCTAGTCCAATCGACTTTGACAAAAAATTAGAGGGAAGCGTGTAGCTCTGAGTTACATTAAGACTGTATGAAAATTGGATTTTTGAGATCGCATCGCCGTCATTTGGTATTCTAAAAGTAAGATCAGTTGGCATATTTGTAATACTTTTATCAGATGGTATATTCTCCGGTAATACTACATCGTTAGAACCACTTAGATAAACTCTGGATTTTTGGCTAAGAAACTGAGAAACTACATTTTCGTCGTCAATTGGGGTTAATGTTGTATTTACTGACTGTATACCGGTATCCTTGTATGTAAGAAATGGCAAATTTGCACCAGTCGGCATTTATGATTTATTAATATAAATATATTTTTTTTTAAACGTTTAAAATAATATTTTATAAAATATACCTTATAATAATGACTACATTTGAATGCAAAGTTAGCGATCTTTCTAAAAAAGAACCCATTGAGAATTCAAAGAATGTAACATTCAGAGAAAAAACTGAAGATTTACAACGGTTAGCGGCACCCACGCCTAGTAACACCGAATTAAGCTTATTTGATAAGTTAACAAATACTAACATTATCAAAGCATTGCTTATAACATTGTTAGTATTTCTATTAGTAAATTCTGATATTGTTAAGAATATATTATTAAACTCTTTTGATTTTTTAAATAATAATGGAAATTTTAATATATTAGGAAACATCTTAGTTTATTTGTTGATAATGATTACTTATTTTTACCTTTCTTTGGAGGCCCAGTAAATTTTGGTTTGTTCGTAATGTTACCTTCTAATCTTTCAAGAACACTAGTAACACTAAAATCTTTTGTATCCATTTTGACTTTAGATTTTGGTTTTTTCCACCCAAGAGCACTTTGAAGAGTGGATGACACTTGTATTAGATTTGAAGAATAATCTCTGCAACATCCGAAATTACCGGATCTTTCGGATCTACATCTCTGACAAAACCCGAAAGGAGTAAGTTTGAAAAAAATATGATTATTACTATGAAAATCGTCTATATTCTGGCAAAATTTAGATTTTGACTCTATTATATATATTTCTTTTTCCTTCATCTTTACTATTTTTCTGACATCGTCAACTCGATACCCAGTCGCATAGTTTATAAAAAATTTTTGTATAGCCACATAAATAGGGCTACCCCTTTTAATAATATCAAAACCAGATTTTTCTTCATCAGAGTCTTCCCCGGACTCGTATTCGGGTAGAATTGTGTGTCTAGTGATATTTTGTTCAAAACATCTAATGGACGTATCTTTTAGAGATTTCAATGTATTAGTTTTATATTCGAGTGTAATATTTTCATCGTAAATTTTACCTATGTATACTGAATAAATTACGTAAACCCTGTTTTCGTAATTTTTAATTCCGTCGGATATACTACATTTATCTGCTCCTATAAGACGTATTCCGTTGTGTCCATAAACTGTCTTATCTATAATTTTTTCCCAATTTTCAAAAAAACCTGCGACCTTACCATACATCGTTGTAAATTTTACGACTATAACTGTTCTTATTTTGATAGCGATCTCTTTATTCACAAAAATTTCTGGCCAATGTAGATGAAAACCTTGTTTTATATATTCAACTGAGTCTCTTTTAATTTTTTTATTTTTATCTGCGCATGTAACAATGCATAAAGCATCAGATTCATAGAGCTGTTTTATAATTTCTTGTATATCAATGATATATTTATGCATCTCGATTTTTTCAGTAGATAATACGTCAAAATCTATGAATAACTTAAATACGTCTGTTTTAAGTTCGACTATACAATTCTTTTCAAGAATATTTTTTGCGTATATTTCTTGAAAGGTATCGTAATCACGTGTTAAATCTAATTTACCACCGTCTAACATGAAATGAGTAACAGATCTATCAGAATTCTTTACAATTTTGTCACACGAGTAAAGCCATGTTATAAGAGGATTATTCGCCATAGTAATTATAAATGTTATAAGACTTTAAATATTTTTATTAATATCTAAACTTTATGGTAATATTTTGATTCGTGGTATATATACCCTTTACAGCAGATGGTGACAGGACAGTTCTGCGATCTTTATTTCTACTATTCATAGTATTTATCATGTCAGAGTCTATTAATTTTATATTTAAAAGAGCATACTCGTAAATTTTATTTTCTATAAACCATTTGAAGAAATTAAGTTGACCAACCGTTGTAACTATGTAACCACTTGTATTAGAATCGTCATATATTTTCCAATGAAACGTATATGGGTTTATCATAAGTCTTTTTTGTCTACAAAAAGGATCGAAGAATTTTTTAGAATAAGCTTTTAATTGATTTTTGTAGTCTAGGTAAATGTTAAAGTGTTTAATCTCTCTTGAGTTTTGTAGCGGATATATTATATTATACTTTTTAGAGTAATTTGTTACTAACCAGTCTATAAGTCTGAGACTCAAAGGGGTTTTTTGAGATATAATGTCTTTTAGAAAGGTAATCCTAGTCTTATAAAATAATATAAGATAGTCTACTAAAGTTTTTTCTTTTTCTGAAAAGTCCATATTTAATATAATTTAATAAAACTAATCTTTAAATTTATTTAAAGCATATACTTATTATTTATTATGATGTTTAACCTTATTACTTGTGAAAAAACTAAATCACAAGTTATTTTTATGCTAAATAATTACTGGAATTGTAATTATACAGATTTTGTATTTCCGTTACCAAATTATGAATTTCTACAAAGAAAACATTTGGACATTATTAAAAATGGTTATGTATATACTACCAAGAATATAAAACACAAAAGAGCTGTATTCATTTTATATAAGAATCATGAAGACATTAATAAACAATATCTAGTTTTTAGAGATAATAAAATAATAGAAACAAACATCTCGTTAAATGACGATTATTATTATAGCGGTAGTATTTTTGATGTGACTTATGACTCAGAAAAAGTATACATTTATGATACTTATATGATAGGTGGTTATATAGTTAATAGTTGCGAGTACAACGTAAGACACGGATACGCTAGTCTTTTTCCTAAAAACGATTATATCACGTGTTGTAAAAAGTACAATAACATATGTGAAATTAAAGATATTAACCCCGATGAAGAAATATATTTTGTACCAAACGAAAAATCTATAATCTCGGGCACGGATTATTTCGCATATAGATGGAGACCATCTGAACTTATTAGTTTTGGATTAAAAGTAAAGGAAAACAATGAGGTATTAGATCTTTATACTACAAATTTTAAATGCGATAAATTATTTGCACGCATGACAGGTGATACCACAAAAAAAATAAAAGAATTGAAAGATTACCGAGATGGTTGTATAGTGAATTTTAACGTTAAAAAGTTAGAATTTATCTCAGAGAACGTTCAAACGGAACAAGAATACCCGACAAACATTAGGCAGATAGAAAAGATAATTTTAATTAAAAATGAGGATATCACTTTTCGCGATTTTTTTGATTAAAAAAATATATTATAATATTAATAAATGGGAAGAAGAGGACGCATCCACAAAGTACCAGAAGTAGTAGAACCAGAAGTAGTAGAACCAGAAGTAGTAGAACCAGAAGTAGTAGAACCAGAAGTAGTAGAACCAGAAGTAGTAGAACCAGAAGTAGTAGAACCAGAAGTAGTAGAACCAGAAGTAGTAGAACCGGAAGTAGTAGAACCAGAATTAACCCCTATCCCCGAAGAACCAAAAAAAAATAAAAAGAAGTCGTTTGGTGCTAGAAAAGATTAAATAGTCCGAAGACCATTAAATAATATAATAAGTTATTTAAAATTATTATATTATTTTTATTATTAGTATTATTTTTATTATTAGTATTATTTTACATCTTCTTAACCTTCTTAACCTTCTTAGCCTTCTTAGCCTTCTTAGGAGATAGAACGTGGTTCTTACGCTTTAAAACGCTCTTCTTAACATATCGGCGACCAGACTTGGTTCTGTAGTATAGAGCGCCATTCTTGCCTAGGTAAAGCTTGCGACGACGAAGTGTACCCTTGCTAGTACGCACCATGACGTAAGCCTTTGACTTAGGTAGAGACTTTACCATACCAGAGCGCGATGGCTTGCGGCCAGGCGAGCGCTTCGCGGCCTTCTTCTTCTTAGCAACCTTCTTCTTAGCACCAAAAAACATAGCTAGATTCATCTTTTAATATTATAAAAGAAAAAAAAAATATTTTAATTTAAAATTTTAATAAATTTTTTAATTACATTTTCTTTAAAATTATTCGATACCAGAAAACTTAAAAGTTTATCTTTATTATAAGAATTCTTAGCGAATTTTTTACAGGGCAATTCGTAATCAAATGTTGTAAATATAGCACGCGCTGTGACGTAGTCAAATTTCGAAGCGTTTTTATCACGATTATCGTCGAGATATTTTTCTATGTTTCCATGTTTGATCATCATATTAAACGATGTTACTGGTCCAATTTGACTTATAGTATCAGTATAATCACAGCCAGACAATATACAATAATCTACGAATGTTTCATACGACATTCCAAAATCAGAAAGTAATTTTTCAAAATCTATCTCGATGATGTCCTTGTTAATATTAGTTTTTAATATTTTTTTACAACCAAATGTCATTGCATCTGTATCGTCTGTTATGGTATAATCCACTAGTCCGTTTTTTTGTAGAAATGCACAGTATTTCTCCGCGTCTTCCGGTGCATTTACGTAAGGAATACCAGATTTTTCTAATAGTTCTCTACATTCGTCTATGTGATGCTTTTTAATTACAATTAATTGACTCGATAATTTTTCAATTTCATCGTTTATAGTCTTTTCTTGTATATCGTTTTCTGGAACAAGTTCTTTTAATGTATCAAGTCTTTGATAAAGCTTATATTTAGCCGCCTGTCTTTTTTCTATAGTATTTTTCTTGGCGTCAGGGGGAACTCCGTCAAATACAAAAACCGGAAGAATATTGTACATCATATAAAATTTAATCCTATTTACTATTCCTATAAGGTGTGCGTTTTCTACCTTCGATGCATATCTGAACTTATATAGTAGGATACTACAATCAATAGCGACTATTGAATTACTATATTTTTCTATCTTATTATAAGTAGTGCACTCCGGAGAATACTTTTTGATCATAGTGTTCAAACCACGTATGCCCATTTTATTAATATAATAAACTATTTTTTTAAGTTATGTGATTTTCTGCAATTCAATCTCTGATTAAATAAGATTCGTCTTTAATGAGACATCCTTGGTCTTTAATGAGACATCCTTGGTCTTTAATGAGACATCCTTGGTCTTTAATGAGACATCCTTGGTCTTTAATGAGACATCCTTGGTCTTTAATGAGACATCCTTGGTCTTTAATGAGACATTCTTCCGAAGATGTCCTTAAATCCAGTGTCTTCTTTTTCTTTGGAAACTTTGGATGCTTTGTAATGTCGTTTATTCTATAATGTTCTACGTCTTTCCAGAATTCTTCTAAAATTGGAATATTTTCAGAAAGCCAATATTCATCTCGTTCGAGTCTTACAACATTAAGAACACCCGTAGTTGGACAATATTCTATAAAATCCGCAAGTTTTAGATCACATATAAACATATTCAACTGAACCTGTGGCACGTAATACTTAGGAATCTCTCCTATTACTATTTTTCTCCTATAAGGACACTTGACTTCCAAAAGGATAGGTTCAGAAAATTCAGAATCTCTGCCCAGAGCTATGCCGTCTGGAGAACCCGCAAGCCAATAATAGTCTTTATTTTTATATACATCTTCGTGAGCTATTAGACCAAAATTATAATTTACCCTATTTGTCAATTCGCAGTATTTGTCAATAGCTTCATCTTCATATTTTTGACCATGTCTCGTTGCTACATTCCCAACAAAAGGTTTTAGATCATGACCGCATTTTTTAAAAAGTACTTCGTGTGATTTTTGATAAGGATTTATACCAATTACCGTTGCCGCATCGCTTGACGTAAGTTTGTTTTCGCGCTGTTTAAACCATTCATCTGAACGCTGTTCATACTGGGGTATAGCCAGAAGTTTATTAATACAATCCATTGTATAAACAAATATAAGTTATGACTTTAAATAAACATCTTAAAAAAATAGTTTATTTATAATCTAATAATCTAATAATTTATAATCTAATAATCTAATAATTTATAATCTAATAATGGGATTAATAATATACGATTACCATATAAATAAACATATAACTTGTGATAAAGCATACGTTAACACAAGAAATATTGAGATGAACAAGGAAAATGACACATTTACTTTATCAGCTCAGTATTTTATATACTATAGAGATAAATTAGTAGACATTAAATATATAAAAATAACGCAGTCTTTGACATATACAGGGGATATATGGCATTTGTTATATGGTTTATTTAAACAAAATTTAACAGCCTTAAATTATAAATTCGTAGATCATTGAAAGTATTATTTTAGTTTTTTGACTATTACCGAAATCGCGTTTTTCTTTTTCATCTTTCTTTGATCCAATTCTTCTACTTTATTTTTAGAATTTTTATCATAATTCTTTGCATTAAAGTTCCATAATTCTCTAGATCCTATTTTGAAGTGTCTTTCTGGTTTTGCGCGATACCAAAACACACAATCTTGAATATTATTACTTTTAGAAGTATTATCGAGAACTAAACAATCATATCCCTCTGTACAAGTATTCATGACATCTTGAAAAATAGAAAATTGCGGAAAAATACCAAAGAAATTCTTATAAAGTTTTTCTTGGTTTTGTATAATGTTTTCTCTTAGGATAAAAATATAGTCAATATTTGCTCTTAAATCTGGTGGTAAGTCCATACAATATTGCATAGTTAACATGAATGTAACTCGCCAATGTCTACCATTCATGAAAATACCTCTAATATTTGTGTCTCGTATCATTCGCTTGTCATACATGCAATCATCTAAAAGTACAAAAACGTCATTTTCATTATTTTTGGAGTTACCTTTTATTACCTTCTTTTGTCTATTTATAACCTGTTGTACAACTTCTGGTTTGTACTCTGAATGTATTAGAATATCTGGTACAAAACTGGAATAATACGCATTACCGTCTTCAGTTGCCGATATAACAACCCCTGCCGGTATTTTTCTCACATGATAAAGGATATCTTTTACCAGAGTACTCTTTCCTGTACCTCTTTTTCCAATAAAAACACATGTCGCGGGACCCGAACCAGATGTTCTGCGTCTTTCTATACTCTTTGGATCAAACTTTGATAAACTTATAGACATTATAAAAATACATTATTATTTTAATTTCTTCAATTAATCCCAATAATTACCCGTTAAAATTTCATCTGGAGTATATGTATAACGACCGATAGCATAAACCAAAACAAAACTCGCTAATAAAGAAATTATTACTTTAGACACGCTATTTACATTCTCATCTGTATCATAGTGATCAATTGCTAAATAAGATAGTGTAGCAACTAAAATAATTAAACCAATACCAACATACGCATCTTCATAATAAGGAATTTCCATTTGAATTTTATATCATATTTTAAATATGATATTTTAACTCATTTAAAAAAATATAGTATTTAAAATAAAATGGAACTAAGAACTCTAACGGCGTATAATAATGCAAACAATATAGACTTCGGAGATATAATAGTAATTTTTAAATTCGGAGGAGATTGGTGCGCGCCATGTAAGAAACTTGACGAAATTATAAATGATACCCCGGGTACTCTTTTATATAACATTAGTGTTGATAACGAAGAATTTGAATCATATCTTATAGAAAACGATATTTACTCTATTCCACATTGTTTTTTGAAGTATAAAAAAGAAATAGTGCAGTTTAAAGGAGACATCTCAAAGGATGAACTACTACAATTATGTAGTAGTATACGAAAGGAGAATATTACAGAAAAATAAAAGGTTTAAAAAAATAGAATATACATCACCAGAAGTATGTCTGATAAGTACAGAAAGTTCTCGCAAATAGAACATGTCCTTGCTAGACCTGGTATGTACGTTGGGGATATTAAAAATACAAAAACTGAAACTTGGGTTATAGAAGAAGACACTGCGATGCTTGCTAATTGTGAATGGAACCCTGGGATATATAAAATTTTTGACGAAATTATTACAAATGCAGCAGACGAAGTTCAAAGGAATAATAGTGTTAAAAACATTAAAGTAAATATATCAAACGCGGAAATATCCGTATTTAATGACTCTGGGATACCCATAGAAATCCACCCAGAATATAACATTTACATCCCAGAGCTTATATTCGCAAACTTGTTAACGTCTAGTAATTATGACGACTCCGAGAAAAGAACCACTGGTGGTCTAAACGGACTCGGTGCAAAACTCACTGCAATATTTTCAAAAACCTTTACAATTGAAACAGCTAAAGATGGAAAGAAATACACACAGATTTTTCGTGATAATTTAAGTATAATAGAAAAACCAAAAATAGAAAAATCTACAAAGGAGTACACGATCATAACTTTTACTCCAGACTACACGAAGTTTGGTGTTGATAATTTAACACGTGACACACAAGAAGTACTGTATAAAAGAGTTTATGACATTTGCGCAATAACCCCGAAAGGAGTAAGTATATTTTTAAATGGTAAAAAACTTATATTCAAAGATTTTTCTGATTATATCTCTTTGTATATAGGAGAAAGTAAAACAAGTCCAAGAGTAATCCAAGAACAAGTAAGGTGGCAAGTAGGGATTGCTCCTAGTAATGACGGGTTTAGATCTGTCTCGTTTGTTAACGGAATAAACACTTCGGACGGTGGTACACACATAGATCACGTTGTAAACCCACTTGTGAAGAAATTGACAGGAATTATTCAAGAGAAGCATAAAAGCATAACAATAAAACCACAATATATTAAAGAACATCTTTTTGTATTTATAAATTGTAAAATAGAAAATCCGAGTTTCTCTTCGCAGACCAAAGAAAAGAATATAACAAAAGTATCAGATTTTGGGAGCAAGTTTTCTATAACAGAAGACTTCGTTAAAAACGTATTAAAAATTGGAATATTAGACTCTATTCTTGCTCTCGCTGAAGCAAAAGAAAAGAAAACCATATCAAAAACAGATGGTAAGAAAACAAATAGAGTTATAATCCCGAAACTAGATGACGCTAATAAAGCTGGAACAAAAGACTCGGAAAAATGTGTTCTTATTCTTACAGAAGGAGACTCTGCAAAGACTACGGCTATATCCGGACTCTCTGTAGTTGGACGCGAATACTACGGAGTTTTTCCACTTAAGGGAAAAGTTCTTAATACAAGAACTGCCACATATTCTCAATTATCTAACAATATGGAGATAAATAACATTAAGAAAATCCTTGGTCTACAAGAGGGCAAAAAATACAAGAATATTTCAGAATTAAGATATGGAAAAATACTTATAATGACAGATGCAGACACAGATGGTTTCCATATTAAAAGCCTGTTAATAAATTTTATATCAAATGGGTGGCCAGAACTCTTAAAAACTAGTTTTATAAGTTCTTTGGTAACCCCTGTTATTAAAATATCAAAAAGAAACAATACAATACCGTTTTACAATGTCAGTGATTATAAGAAATGGAAAGAATCAAATAATACAACTGGTTGGAACATAAAGTATTATAAGGGTCTCGGTACAAGTACTTCAGCAGAAGCAAAACAATACTTTAAAGATATGAAAGTTCTAAATTATAAAATAGTTGATACAGCTGATAACAATTTTTTAGAATTAGCATTTGCAAAAACTGGATCTGATTCTCGCAAAAAATGGATTTTAGAAAATATTAAAAAACCGAGTACGCTTGATTATACCGAGAAGGAAGTTCAAGTAAAAGATCTTATAAATAAAGAACTTGTACTATTTTCTATAGAAGACAATATCAGAAGTATACCAAACTTTGTAGACGGATTGAAACCTTCGCAAAGAAAAATACTTTATGCGTGTATCAAGAAAAATCTCACAAATGAAATTAAAGTTTCTCAACTCGCTGGTTATGTATCAGAAAAAACTAGTTATCACCATGGCGAAGCTAGTCTTATGGATACAATCATTAATCTTGCACAAAGTTTTGTGGGTTCAAATAACATAAACCTGTTAGAACCTATTGGACAGTTTGGTACAAGGCTTCAAGGGGGCAAAGATGCTTCTAGTCCGAGATATATATTTACAAAACTATCAGAAACTTTTAACAAAATATTTCACCCAGACGATTATGAATTACTTGAGTATCTTGACGATGACGGTTATTCAATAGAACCAAAGTTCTATGTACCAACACTACCGATGATTTTGATTAATGGAGCATGTGGTATCGGAACAGGATTCTCGACTGATATCCCACGTTTTAATCCAGAAGATGTTAAAAAAAGACTTTTGGATCTAGTGGAAGACGAAGATTCGGATATAGCCGAAATGACACCGTGGTACAAGGGTTTCAAAGGAACAATTATAAAAACAGAAGAAAATAAATGGGACACAACTGGGGTATATAAAATAGAAGATAACAAAATTATAGTAACAGAGCTTCCGATTGGAACTTGGACAGATGACTACAAAACATATCTCGATAAGCTTGAAACAGAGAATGTCATACATTCTTATATAAATAATTCAACAGAATCAGACGTTTCGTTTATCATCAAGATCCAAAAAGACACATTAAGAGAATGGATAGCGGATAAATCGATATCTAAAAAACTAAAATTAGTTACTCACTTGTCTGCAAATAATATGCACGTCTTCGATCAGAATAACCAAATTGTTAAAATGGAATCACCAGAAGAAATAATATTTCATTTCTGGAGAATAAGGAATGAATATTATATTAAGCGCCAGAAGAATCTTGTAGAAAAACTAGGTTCGGAACTTAAGATAATAAACTCTAGAATAAGATTTATAAATGATATAATCGAAGAAAAAATTATTGTATTTCGTAAAAAACTAGAATACATAAATAAACAATTAGAAGAAAATATGTATCATAAAGTAGACTCTTCTTATAAGTATCTTACTGACATGCAAATACATAGTTTCAGCGAAGAAACCGTAACAAAATTAGAAACAAGACAAAAAGATATCAAATGTAAATATGATGTAATTAAAAATTATACACTAAGAGATTTTTGGATGAACGATATTTTTTAAAAAAAAATATTGTATTAATAACAAATGAATATCTTTAATACAGTTGTGTTTATGTCTTTATTCTGGATTTTATTCTCTCAGTTAAACCAACTTCGTAGTGCAAATAACGGATGCTGTGGAGACAAGTCATGTGGTACTTCACAATGGGACCGTACGATGTGGGGAATTAATTTGACTATAGGAATTCTGTTAACATTATTCTTTTTATACAAAGTTCTAGAGTATTACGAAGGTTCTAGTTTAGAAGCACGCGACTTTAAGATTAATCCTACAAGATCTATCGCAAAACAGGCTGGATTAATGTTCGGTAAGTAAAAAAACCGGTGCATGATCACTTCCCAGAGGATTAGTTTCTCCTATATTCTTAAAAACTTTACTGGATACTTTATTAATTCCTTTTGTAAAGAAATAATCAAGTCTCCAACCTTTATTTGCATGCCTCGTGCATGCTATCCCATCAATTTTTTTAGCCCGGGGGTCCCACCAAGTAAATATAACCGGGTCGTCTTTTATGGCATCAGTAAAACCTATTGTTAAAAGATCGTCGTAGAACGCTAACTCATGTTTATAAATCCCGGGTCCTTCTTTTGCTTTTGTTATATCAAAGTGTGTGCTTTTAGCAATATTTAGATCTCCGCAAAATATAACACTCTTAGTTTGAGAAATTAAAAATTCTAACATACAATTTATAAATTCTACCTTTTTGTCATAATTTGTTCCAGAATTTGGTGCATAAACAGTTATGAGAATAAAATCTTTCAGATACAAAATTATTATTCTGCCTTCGGTATCATGGTAATTCGGAATCTGCGTCTCTATTTTTTCAACTTCTAAGTGTTCTTTTATAAATACGCATGTACCAGAATACCTATTAGCACTTCTAGCACAAACTTCCTTTGATTCATTAAAAACCGACTTAAAACCTGCAATCTTAAATCTACTACCTTGAGATGTATCACATCTAGTCTCCTGGAGGCATATTATATCTGGTTCTAATTCTAGGATCTTCGCCATTGGGCTTCCATCTTCAACTTCTACGTTCTTGACTTTTCCTATTTGAACACTGGTGTTATGGTTAAATACGCGGGAGCGAATACCATTAACATTCCAGGTGATGATCTTCATTTTATTACTAATCCTTTTTTTCTTTTAATATAGTTATTTTAATGTAATAATTTTGTTACTTAATAAAAAGAGTCTAGCTTCATCGGTGTCTTCTGTAAATTTAAGAGGTCTTTGGTCGGGCGGTTTATATAGTTTAGTTATGAAATCATATGCATCTTGCCATTTTTTGGCACCACTCGATAGTATACAACAAGAATGTAGGTGTTTTACAAATGTTTCGTGAAGACTTGTTATAGTTTGTACCAACTTAATAAACGCAGACAGTGGTAAATCATTTTCTCCATTGGTTGTAATATTAATTACCATAAAATAACGTTCATCTTTTTCCGAAATGTAACTCCATGTATTCTTAAAATATTCAATAAATTCTTGAAACCCATTTTCATTGTATTTCTGTTCGGCTTTTATGTTTACACTAAACATAGACTTATCTGGGTCTAGTTCTATATTTACAGATGGTCTATCTAACACTATAGGCATTTACAATATTTAAATATTTTAAATAACAGCTTTAACACGGAAAATTACGTTTTTATAAACATATTAAAATATTTCAACATTATTGTTTATGACCACCATGGACTCTATCTGGGAAGATCTTGAGACGTGTCTTAACGAAGAAATTAAAGAAGATAAATATCAAAGTTGTAATCATCACAACAGACACTTATGCGATTCTGAAGAAATTTGTATGGATTGTGGGGAAGTATTGTGCAAGGCGTTTAATGCGTGTGAATGGAATAGTTATAAAAATGACGACGGTTCTTACCAAAACAGTACTCAACGAGGTGACATATATACTTCCGACAATCCTTATTGCAAATCCGGTACTGTTCCCGGATTTAATAAAAAATCTTTGATAATGAGACTTCATTATCAACAAACTTTCAGTCATAAACAAAAAACTTTTTGGAAAACTTCAGAATCATTTTCTGATTATTGCACTATTCTCGGTTTACCTTCCACTGTTTTAATGGAAGCAAAAAATATGTGGCATATATGTATGGAATCTGGAAAATTAACAAGAGCTTCAGTAAGATCTGGATTAATAGGCTCATGTCTATATTACGCGTGTGTCCACAATAATAATCCAATCGATCGCCAAAAAATCATAGAACATGTACATGGGACAAACAAGGGTTTTCTAAAAGGAGAAAAAATATTTATGGAGATAATGAATGAAAGCAAGAAATATGTAAATATCGGTAAAAAAACCATCGATATAAAAGAAAACAACTCGTTTGTCATGTTTTGCACAATTCTAGAACTTCCTTTCAGAGTTTGTATAGATTGTGATGATATATATGAAAAAAATCGCGATAAATTAGATTCTGTTACACCAAAGTCTGCTATAGCAGGTATACTTTTCTACACTATTAAAAACGTACTTGGATTGAAAAAACCCAGTAAAAATAAAGTTTCGGAGGTTGTAAAAGTATGTATACCTACCATGAATAAGGTTTTGGCTATTTTAGAAAAAGACTAATTTAAAAATAACATATATTAATAAATAGAAATGTTTGTGTATTTAATTTTTTCATTTTTATTTAACCCAAGTGCGAAAGTTAAAAATGTTATTCCGAGATGTAATATAGTATGCGAAAATATTGAAAATTCTTTAGTGCCACCCTCGGGTGGCGAATTGAAACTTTTAACACACTTAAACGTAGAAAACTGGGCTTATAATTGGATATCAATGATATCAGATGAACAGACGGGGTTTTATGACGAACACTTTTACTTGAATTTATTTTACATGAGGGGTATGGCTAACATGTACACTTCTTCTGAATATTTTTACATTGGGTTTTTTCCTGAGGCCAAATTTTCCAGTTTAGGTCCAAGATATATAGGTCTCTTTTATTTAGAAACTTCAAATAGAATAATTAACACAAAATTAATCATAGAAAACCCTAATTATATAGGCGACGATTCGACTATTTTAAATTTTAGAAACTCTATAATAGAACTTACGGATTCAGCAGATGTTTTCTTTAATTTTAAAGAATTAGACAGACCCGGACAGCTAAGATATTACTACTCTTGGTATTACAATTAAATTAAAATGTTTGCAATTTATTAAAATGAGAAGGGTTATAGATATAGAAAATACAGTTATATTTCAAAAAACAGGGAGCGTCTATGCTTCTATAAGATTAATAAGGTTATTAATCTTATTAGATCAGTGTCATGATTTTCTAGAAACGGCTGAAAGAAATGTTTGGAAAAATATAAAACCCGAAGTTCACAAAGAGCTTTTAAAAAGGTATTTTAAAGACGTAGAATGGATATTTTCTACAGATTTATACGATATAACACCATTTGCAAAAATTCAGAAATTTGACAATCTTTTAAAAGATTTAGAGACAAAAGCTAGAGTACTGACTAACGTGAGTAGTACCCGTGCTATAAAAGATAATTTTATAAATGAGATACAAAAAGCAGTTGGTATATTTGATATAAATTTAGAAAAAGATTTGAGTACTTGGGATTGCACAAGCTTTTCTGATAATCTACTGACTCTTCTTAATCCATCTAGAACCGCAAACAATGTATTAGTAGGGGTAGACGCTACTAAAGCAAGTGCAAATTTTTCCCCATTATTTACGAATATCTGTAAAATTCTTTATTCCCCTGAAGTTAATCTAAAAGTTTTTAATTCGTCTGCAACAATATACGACGCGTCTGGAGCAAGTTCTGTGACGAATCAAATTATAAATATGGCAAAACAACGAGGAAGAACAGATATCGTTACGGGTGTTTCCCCGACTGAAAATTCAATTTATTCACTTACGTATAAAGATAAAAAAACCAATGAGACTTATAAATTTTTCGAAATAAACTACGTTAGATCTTCAAGAGATAATAGTATACTACTATACATTAATAATTTTTTCGGTGAAAAAATAGTTCAACCCACTAGAACACAAATGATATCTTCTAATAACAATTCTGTAAAATTCTTAACAACTAACTACGAACCAACGGATAACATTTTTTTATTTAAAACCTTTGGAGACCTTGGGCAGATATTTTCTTTTGCATACGAATCAATTAATAGACCAACATTTACGAACATATTTATCACATTTGATTTCATGTCGGCAATTATGAGCAGCATGTTTATTACATCTACACTCTTAGAAGAAGTTAATAATTATATAAATGGTTTATCTATTTTTACATTAAACCCAAGTATTGTAGAATTTGCAAGAAGAAGAGGACAGGGCGTACGAGATATAGCAACTGCTCAGGTTATGGTAGACATGGCATCTTACAACCCCAACAAGCGAGCACGTCAGGCCGATTTTGGTAAGAATATTCAAAGATTAACACTAAAGACTTTGAAAGATAAATTAAAAACAGTCGGGATTAATGTTACTAAGACTATTCAAGGAAAAAGAATACCTTTATCAAGGAAGGAACTTGATAATAAGGCTGAGGCCTTTAAGAAATTACAAATAAAAGCAAAAGAAAAGGGAATTAAATTAAAAACGAAATCTGGAAATTTTAAATCAAAGGATTCGTTAAATAAAGAACTAAGTAAATACAATAAACCAAGAAAAACAAAATTTGGATGAGGCATGTCAAATAGCCGAAGAAAATCTTTCTTTGGTTGATCTCAAGTAAATTAAAGATTAAATAAATATTTATTCTTTGAATGAAAAAATTATTCGAAACTAAGATTAATTTTTGAGAAAAAAGAATATTATACTAATAATAAATGGCTTTTAGTTTTACTAACCCCACTACGTTCATGATAATGATTTTCTACTCGTTTTTGACGTATTTTCTGTTTCCCCAACTTACACTTATGGTCCTTGGTTACAACACTGACAATTGCGTAATAGGTTTCTCTATCGGTTTTGTATTAAGTGTAGTCCTATGGTTAACATATGGTAAAGAGTACGTAAATTAAAAATAAAATATTTTATTCATAATAATAATGTCTGATTGTCTACAATATTATTATGATAACCCCGAAGCTGCAGAAAAATATAATATAGAATGTAAAAAAAGAACGTTTGAAGATTTAAAATCTGTAGAAAAATTTACGAACAAGAATTTATTAGAATTTATAGACAACGAATACTCGTCGAAAGCTTTTCCAGAAAATAGTCCTTTTGAATTTAAAAATGATTACATTGATTTGACTAACGCCGAAATTTGTAATTCAGCTGATATGTCTTTGGCTCCACAGCAAAAATTTATGGGGCAGTTAATGGGTCCAAATAGCAATTTTAATAATGTACTTATTTATCACGGACTTGGATCTGGAAAATCTTGTACGAGTATTGTAATTGGGGAAGCTCTCAAAAATGCAAGTAACCAGAGGATGTTATATGTTGTTCCAGCCCCTTTAGTTGATCAATATTATGAAGAAATAACAGGTGAAATTCGTAACGGAAAATTCTTCTCATGTCCGTCTTTTTGTCTTGTTAAAAAAGACGGAGAATATGAAAGAGATTTTTATGTTTCTCAGAATCAGAATTCTATTCTTTTAGGAAAATTGAGAAACCTTGAAAAGGAATCTAATAAACTTTTCGATTTACAAGTTATAATAGACTCGGGGGATAATTCACCTGCTACGACAAAAGCTTATAAAACACAAGAGAATTTACTTGCTCTAAGAAAAAGAGACTTATCAAATTACCAAAAAGATCTAAGGAACAAGATAGTAAGAACGTTTGAGATAGTAAGTCACCAAACATTCATAGAATCTATATATAAAACATCTAAGGATGGTAATTTTATTAAGAATAAACGTCTTTTAGAAGACTCAGCTTTGTTTCACGAGAACGGACTGCTAATAATTGACGAAATACAAAGACTTGTGAGTGAAGGAGGAACTTTTTATAAGAAAATATACGATGCGATAAAGTATTATTTCCATCCAAAATTAAAGTTAGCACTTCTTTCAGCGACCCCGATTTATGATAATCCTTATGAACTTGCGTTAACTATGAATCTCTTAAGACCAAGAATGCCATTTCCAATTGATAAGTCTGAATTTTACAAGACTTTCATAGGGGTACTTGACGAAGATGGAAATTGTAAAGTTACGGACGAATCGAAAACATGGGTTACCGAAGACTCGTGTGTAATTAATAAAGATCTCGTTTCTTATTTGTGTTCTGGTTACGTATCTTATTTTAAAGGGGGTAACCCAAATGCTTATCCTTATAAACGAATAATAAATCTTGAACACGTGTTTTCATTAAAACATAAAATCGAATATATCTCCGCACTAAAGTCTGATCTTTCAAAGGATAAGAATTTCTTACAAAATTCTGGAAGAGGCGTGGATAGTTATGAGAACGTTCTTCTCGGAAATTACGAAACTTCGTCAGAAGATAATGTATCCGGTATGTACGTTACAACTCAACAATACTCTAATATATTTCTACCCAAAGTAGGAGAGAATATAAACAGAACTGTAGTAGAAAAGAAAAGAGCTTTGGAGATATTTAAATCGGATATTAAAAAACAAAGATTCGAAAATAGAATTGATATAATAAACTATGTTAAAACTTTTTCAAAAAAGTTTGCAAGTATAATAGAGTTAAGCTTGAATTCTACCGGTCCAGTATTTATTTTTTCCAATTGGTTAACATTCGGTGTTGAACCACTTTCTATTATTCTAGAAGCTTGTGGACTCGTGAGTTTTGAAAAACAAGATCGTGGTTATGGTAAATATTTCCTGTGGAGTTCAGAGACGAAAACAAAGGATAAAGATGGAACATTGATTAAAAAAGCAAGAAGTACTTTTAATTCAGTTGAAAATAATGATGGTTCTCTTCTTAAAATAATTCTTGGTACAAGATCCGTTATGGAAGGAGTATCTTTTAAAAATGTAAAACAGGTACATATAACGGAACCTTGGTGGAACGAATCTAGAATAGAACAGATTTTAGCAAGGGCTTCTCGTTATTGCAGTCATTCTTCTCTTCCAGCAGAAGAACAATTTGTTGATATATATCGCCACTATTCAGTATTTCCAAGTTCAGGGACAAGTCAAGACGAAGATGTACTTGAGATGTTAAAAGAGGTTGGTAGACCAAACGGTTGGAAACAATATGAAATATTCGGAATTGATCAAAAGATGTTGATGGCTTCAATTAAGAAGTATTCTATTAATACCGAGCTTAATACTATATTAAAGAGTTGTTCTATAGATTCAAATATTAATAGAAACGGAAATTTAATACGTTTAGAAGAAAATGTAATTCCTCTTCCTAACGGTTCTTTTCAAATATATTACAAAAATCCATCAAACGGAAGGATGTATATTCGTGAGGGAATACCAGAAGAAGTTTCATTTACAGATGTTTATTCTAGGAGATATTCTTACCCTAATAAAGATTTTCCTATTAAGTTTACGGAAGCGGGACAGTCTGAAACAGGAAAGTTTACAACTTACGCAGATTCCGAAGTACTTACAGAACCAACAATTAATAAGGATTTAAATATGTTAGAAGACGTTGAAGTTTGGAATTCTGATAAAACCTTTAAAGATTTAGATCTATCTCAAACCACAAAGGACGCATCTCTTGCTCTTTATGATAAATATGAATTAATACCTACTTTAAGAAAAAACTACTTTAATGAAACAGGAGACTCGGTAATTTCCTTTAAGGATGACCCGAAAAAGAGAATTAATCTTATAAAGTGTATAAAACAATTAGCCGTTTCAGATCTAGTTTCTAAAAGTGTTAAAAAAGATATCGCAAAGGAGTTCAATAAAGAAAGTGTTAAACAGAAAATAAACGAAAAAGTTCTCGAAATTATATACGTCCACAAAATATACCCAGAGTCGTATCTTCAAGAACTTTTAGACGTAGCTATATCTAATCCAGAAGCTATTAACGAAATGTTAAAAACTGTTTCTAAAAAATAAATTATAAAAAAAATATATAAAGATTAATATAAAATGAGTGCTGAAACTTTAAAATTTTTCGAAGATAAGTCAACAGAATCTATTATAAACTGGATGATGACGCATTTATCTGAAGAACAAATTAGAATGTGTCTTGATCAATCTGGTATACCGGATACGTCTTTAGCTTCCCCCGCCGTTGGATCCGCGTCTGGGATACAAAAAGTTCCTGTTGTACCAGTTACCGTAACTTCTGTCGCACCAACCCAAATAGCAAAACCAAACACATCCGCTTCAGATCTTTTTACGACTAAATATAGAAAAAAATGCGTAGGAACACAATATCTTATTAAAAAAGTTTCAAAGGATGGAGTAGAATATTTTGAATTCAAAGAAGTAGAATCAGAAGATTTATCAACCAATCCGGGTTTTGAAATTGGGACGGCAAACTGGGTGTTTAAAATTGAACCAGTTTCAACATTTAAGGATTACTGTACAGCCGACGACAGGGAATTACTAGAACTTTTAAAAGAAGAATATGCATCTGCTTATAATAATCCGCCTTCGGGTGTTATAGAAGTTGCACAAGATTATATATCAAGTGGTTTAGAATCTCCAATTCCGTTGGGGATACAGGCTCAACTCCCTGCTTTGCCTCCGCAAGTTATAGCTCCAACTGTTTCCCCTGGTATGATTAAGGCAATTAAAATTCAACAAGACGCTTCGCCAATTGTAACAGCAGAGTATCCGATTTTGGTTGCACGCGGAATTACAACTTATCCTATTTTTGTGTACGACTTCGATGGTCCAAAAGTAAAACATTTAAATGTAGTAGTAACAGATGGAAGACTCACTCTTGTAGAAGACGCGACAAATGAACGTATTCTCAATAGTAAATTTAAGAAAGTGATACAGACTTTAAATGATGCAATAACTTCTGGAGCTTATAACCCTCCAGACGATATTCAGCTTGAAATTAATGAAGCAATGAGAAGAGTAAACCCAGAAATACCAATAAGAATTAAACAAGTGTATAACCCAGATCAAATAGCCGGATATACTTTCTTTGGTACAACACTTGATGATGATTCTTGGTCTGATATTTCGGAAGCAGAACAGATTGAAATTAAAGACCGGGAATTAGATGATATATTAGATCAAATGGAAAAGACTAACTTAGAAACAAAGCGAAATAAAAAACCGACTGATATGTCACAAGAAGAATTAGAAGAATATACTATTGAGAAATACGGAAGGGACTATTTTGATAAGTTTAAACCAGAAATATATAGAAATGCGGTCGGTTATAAAAATATAAGATACGTAAAACGTGCTTTCCCATTGTCCGAAGACACTTTTGAAAAAATAAAAAACCCTAAATTTACAGAATTCCAGGGTAGACCGAGTATTAACACTGGACCAGGTCGGTTCGGAGACGACGATTTACTTTTTTAATTTTTTCTTAGAAGGCCCCTTTTTAGAGATCCCAGATTTTCCAAGACTCTTAGTTAACGATGAAATACTTGTAGATAATCCTAGCTCGCTTAGATCTCCAAGTAATTCATTGGTTGCCATTTCGTTTGCCATTGAAATCATTCTTTGATTTCTATCGTATTCTTTTTGCCTAAAAATTTCATACTCTCGATTATATATCGCAACAAGTCTTTTAAAAGAATCGTTTAATATTTCAAACCAAACATCATTTAATTTATTTACATATCCATGAAAAACTTCTGGGTAGAGTTGGTTTTCTTCCAGAATTTTTTTAAAAAAAGGAACTTCAGATTTTATTTTTTGATCTACGTCCTGTCTTTTAAAGACGTTAACGTCCAGCGCGTAAATTATATTAACCTGGGCATTATTCATTTTATAATTACTTGTTGTAATAAACATTAGATTATATTTTTTTTTGTAAAATTACATAAAAACTTATAACAGTATATAATATAATATAAAGTATGTTTACACTCGAGATATCAGCTATCGGTTCTGCATGTAATAAGAATCCTTATGAACCAAAAAATAAAGCTATACTAACTCAATTATGCAAAGAACAGGGAAATAAATACAGAGATTTATTCTTTAAAAATGATGTTTTTACGAGAACCGATACCTTTTCAAAAGATGATAAGTTCAAGACCATATATAAAAAATTTAAGGGAGAGGCTATGAGTACTAAAGATTTCAAAGAAATAGAAGAAAAAGTTGTAAAAGAGTTCAAGGAACACGAACCAAATGTAGATACTACGTGTCTTGTAAAAAGTCTCAAAGAAGATCTAAAGAAAGATTGTGGTAAAAACAATGAAGATTTAATTATTAAAAAAAACAAGTATACAAAGGGGAATAACAGGATGTGGACTTATAAGAGCGAAATGGGATGGGAACTAAAAGGTCTACACGACGCTTCAGATGGAGAAGTGGTTATAGAAGTAAAGACGCGGATGAAAATAAACAATGTAAGAAAAAATGCATACGATCTCTATCAACTTTTTGGATATCTTTTAGTTATGAAGAAGACCAAAGGCAAAATAGTACAAATGTATAATAATCAGATATTCGATTCAGAAATTGAAACAGACATTGAATATGGCACGGTAGACCTTGAACAAGAAAAATGGCTATTACAATTTGAAAAATTTAAGAGAGAACTTAATGCATTTTTTCAAGAAGTAGAATTTTACTCAGATAAGATTTTTGATATTTGGAATGTATTTAATAGGTTTAATCTGCCTATTGCCCAATTTGATAAAAGAGGAGTCTGTTTTAACATTGTTCCGGGTTTTGAAAAATTAACAAAATTACTCATTTAGTATAGTAGTGCCATTTTCAGATATAATACTTATTTTAGGTTTAGTCCCGGGATTAATTATTTCTAAAGCCTGTATTTTTTTATCTGAAATTTTCCCACCAAAAGCTCTCGAAAGTGCAACATCTGTTCTAATCAAAGTTCCATCACATGCAGTATTGACGTGTTTATAACTTGAATGTCCCATAACTACATAGTTTGCCCGTTTAAAAAATCCCAGTTGTTCATTTACTTTTTTACAAGAGTCTTTACCTATGTGTCTAGAATGTGAATAAGCTCTCGATCCAACGGGATTTTCATCATCGAGATGTTTTAAATAAACTGGGACCTTACCTTTACCTTGTAACCATTTAGAAGTTTCGTGATTTATTTTTTTTATATCAACAAAACCATCTTTTCCAATATTATTTTTAATCAACGAATCTGTAACAGACCCGTGTACAAATAAAAATTTACCGTATTGTAATATTAGAGGTCTAGTTCTTCCAAAAAACGCGCCTCCTATACCACCCGGTTTCAAAAACGAATGTCTTTCTATACCAAAACTTTCTTTGAATTTTGCAATGTCGCTCTTCTTAACATAATCTTTTATGAATTTCTTGTCCCTTCCTAGGTAGAAAGGATATAATTCATGGTTTCCAAGTATAGAAATTACTCTTCCCCCGACTCTTCTAGCTTGTACGTCTAATAAGTTTATATATTTTATCAATTCAACCTCTCCGGTAATATTTAAGAAATTTTTATCAGGTGATATACCGGGTCTTTTACCATCCAATATATCTCCTAATTGAACCACGTGAGTTTTATTACCAATCCAACTAGAATTGGAATCTATTAACTTACACATATACAATACTTTAATAAATACCTCAAAGTCTCCATGGAGATCACCTATACATATTATTCTTTCTGGCGTCATTTAATTTAAACTAACATTTAAAAATTTTTTGAGTTCTTCTTGTGTCATAGTTCCAACGTGCCGAGATTTACCTATTATTAATGTAGGATACGCGTCTACAGTAATTTCTTGCGATAATCTTTTATATTCTTCGGAATCATCAGAGTATTCACGTGTTAAATCCGATTTGAGATTTATTTTGAAAACATTAATATCTATATTCGCATCCGTTATCGTAGACTGCATTGCATCGCAGTGCATACAGTCGTCCATAGAATAAAAAAAAAGTACACCCTTTGGTATAGACGATTTATCATTTCGCTTTTCAGTTTTCATAATAAGATAAGCAGAAATAGCGGCAAGTAAAAATACTATCAGAATAAACATTTAATATAATAGGGTTATTAAAATTACTAATAATAACCCTATTAAGGAAAAATAAAAATAGTTAACCAACTGTTATGAACTGCTTTGTGGTCACAGATACAAACTGGGAAAACGTTCCGCTTATCTTAAAAAGATTGAGTTACTTACCCGAAACCACAAGATTAAAAATCCCTTATTTTAAGAATATAGAAAACATAGTGAAGGTCGCCGATAAATTAAACTTAAACGTTGTAAGACACTCTCTCACAAAAAACAAGGAATACGAAGGAATTAAAAAGTGCATGGAATATACAGACTTTTGTATGGTTTTTACAGACCTGATAGAATATAATAATATACCTCAAGTGGTTATTGATATATGCGAAAATAACGATATACCGTGTTACGTGTTTACAAACTTTACAAGTGATTACCTTTACATGGGTAAGATTGGAAAGTCAAAGTTCAAAAAGACAATAAAAGATTTAGTTGTAAAATTAAAACCAAATGTATTAAACGATACCGCAATTATAAAGGTTGAAAATAATTTTATTACACACAAAAAAGATCTAGAATTGACTATTGAAAAGGTCAAGGAGAACTATTCGTCTTTAAAACAATTGAGAGAATCCAGAACTATTAGGTTAATTGATCTTTAGCAAAATTAACTCCACTGGAATACATTTCTATGAATTGAACCTTGTTGATATCATCAACATTTAAATACTTATCTATATTATCGGTTTTATCACATTTAATTATAAAAGTCCCTCGGGGCTCTCTGTCATTTATCATTGAATAAAATATACTACATAAAAAATTGTCTACTTCTTTAGATTTCTTACCTATTATAGAGTACCCAATAATGTATTTATCATCTGGATGAGATCCGTATATATTCTTACAACAACCATCTATGTATTTTTCGTTATTTATTATAACTGGCGGAAAAAGTAGTGGTATACTCATAGATGCCCTAAGAGCGACTTTCAATTTTACGTTAGGAGTATTTATATCACTTAAGTTTTGATATTCATTTGTTGTAACGTTCGTTACGAATATATTAACATGTATATCGGTCATATTATAAACATCTAAAAGAGTAGTTTCATCTGGATAACCAATTCCTTCTATTATAGATTCTAATAAAAAAGAGTCAAATATAGCATAATTAGTTTGGATATTGCTGATATCCAATTTAGCTATTTCTTTTGGGTCCAATCTTAACAAAAAATCAAGTATTTCAGTAGGACTTTTACCAGATACATACATTATTCCTATTAAAGCACCTATAGAACATCCGTAAAAATTTTTAAGATCTAATAATTCGTTTTTATGAATGTATTCTAATGCACCTAGGAATGTAAAACCATCAAAACCACCGCCGCCAATGAATAATTCATTCATTATTGTTTTATAAATGTATTATTTATGAGAGTTTCAACGTATTTGTTTCGTAGTTTTTGCAACATCTCGTTTTTTTCATTAAAACTAGGACCGTGGCCTACCTTCTTTTCTAATGTATGCGCCAATTCGTGAAGAAGCGCTCTTATTATATGGGAAGCCGAGAATGGGTTATCCATATGATCATATATTCTTATAGCTATTTCTCTGCCCTTGTCGGAATTCCACGCTAAAATATTATGCTTATTACCATTTAATTCCTTAAACGTTGTAAAATTGAGACTCGTCTTAAGAACTTTTGCATCTTCTAGAGGAATATCGTCTACGACCGAATAGGATATATCACGTAATACATTAATCACTTGCGCTGTTTTAGGATTTCTACTCGTATAATAAACCCCAGAAGAAGAAATAAAATAATTTGTACATGGATATAAAAACAATAAAAGTAAAACTAAAGCTATTAAAATGTATTTCATTATTATAATGATAAACATTTTATTAAATTTTCTGGGTGTAAATTCTTGGTATGTAGACTTCTATCCAGTTAAAAAATACAAAATAACTCTTGATTTAGGAAAGTCTTACAAAAATCTTAAAACTATAAATTTGTTAAATTTACTTGGAGAAGAAACTCCTTCTCCTATATTACCGAGTAGATATGTAAAAATCCCAAGAGCAAAAACATCTATTTCATGCAAAATGTTTTATTGCATTTATACATTTTACTCCCTTTCCATTCTTTTGCTGACGTTATTACAACCAGTATATTCGTTTATTATGTTTGTTAAAAGAGAGGATCTAAAGTATCTTACGTCTTCTTTGGTACACTTAAATATTGCACTTGTTTACGTTTGGTTAAAAATTTATTTTAGAAAAAATCATTTTGAAAAAATGAACGTTTGTATTAAGTTTAAATTGTCACTTATAATATTTTCATCTGTAGTATCCATAATTATAAATTATACTGATATAACATCTTTTTACAACGAATACTATTGGATACATTATTTTGACATCGATCATTGGTTTTTTGTAATAATCACTGTAGAATGGATATACTCTAGATTTATAATATTTTTATTTATTTACACGTTCATGTTTCTGATGGATACACATATCAAGCGTCTCTCTAAGATTAAAAAAGATCTCGAAGACAACGAATTTGATTTTGAAGATAATATGTGTCTTAGCAATATAATAAAAGAAATATCACTTATAAGGTATGAAATATCATTTACAGTAGACTATTTTAATAGAATTATATCATTAACAACTATTATAGGAGGAATAGCCTTAGCTATTTTTATAAGACAAATTTTCCCAAATGGTATAAATACTAATAAAGCGATATTAAAAGACCACGATAGATATCTCGTTCATCCATTATCATTCTATGTAATATCTAATGGGATACTTATACTAATAATGATGAGATATTCATTTAAAAGACAAAAAGTATTAAACTTTATAAATTCTGTTACATTTATAAATAGGTTTTTGTCTAGGATACCTAATAAAAAAATAATGGAAAGATCAAAAGACATAAATGCGGTGATTCTGAATATAGCAGAAGAGTCTGCTACAACGACGGATTGGATTGTTCTCGGAAATATGTTATCCGAAAAATGGATAGACTTTACGATATTCGGGGTATCAACTGCAGATGGTAGTCTAATAAAGAAAAGTTTAACTATAGGAGGACTATTGTTATTCGCTATCAATTTCTTACAAGAAAATAATTAACTTAAAATAATAGCACATTATTAATTAGAGATGGATTCTTTTAATAGACAACAATTAACTGAAAATAAGTCTAGTATTATTTTTCAAATCTTATCATGGGACGCTTCTGATGAAATCTTGGAAAATTACGATTCTGATAATGAAGACGAAGACAAGAGATATCACATTTACGCATTTGGTGTAAACACATGTGGCGAATCAGTGTGTATAAGATTTGAAAATTATAAACCGTACTTTTTTGCACTTATTCCAGATAAGTTTCAAGCTACTTTTGACGAATACAAAAGAAAAGAAGTGGAAAAATTTATTCGTAATAAACTATTTCGTAATAGAGAAGATCTTGAGTCTGTAAGTATTGTAAAAAGAAAGAAATACAAGGGTTTTACAAACGAAAAGGAATATAAGTTTCTTAGATTTGTATGCAAAAATCAAGCAACATTTAATAAGATTAAGTATATTCTTAATCCACGTGAAAAGAATAGACTTCCAAAGATTTCTACTATAGATCCTTTGAATACTCTTACGTTCGAACTTTACGAGTCTAACATAGAGCCTTATCTTCGTTTTGCTCATAAACAAGAAATTCAAATGGCTGGGTGGGTAGAAGTTACAAAAATTACACGCGATCCAGATATTTCAAGGTGCCAACATTCTTATTCTTGTGATTATAGATCAGTTAAAAAAGTAGAACGCCAAGATGTATCAAATCTCACACTTGGAGCATGGGATATCGAGGCTTTTTCACATGCATCGAGATATACATCTGAGAATGAGTTTCCAGATCCATCTAAAAAAGAAGATATTATTACTCAGATAGGTACAAGCCTTTATAAATTTAGTACAAAAGCCTCACTTAAACACGTAGTAACTATTAAAAGTCCAATTGATAACGATTGCGATCCGGTCGATGGAGTAATTATAGAAACTTACGATTCTGAAAAAGAACTTATTATAGGCTGGGTTAAATTTATTATGAAAACAGATCCAGATATTCTTGTTCAGTACAACGGATATGATTTCGATTGGAAGTACGTTTGTGAAAGAGCAAAGATTCTTGGAATCGAATACGTATTAGAAAATCTTAGTAGAATAGAAAGTAAACCAGCTCATCTTCACGAAGATCAGCTAAATACTTCTGCTTATGGAGACAACACTATGAAATATCTTAAGATGTATGGAGTAACTCAACATGATCTTATGTTTCTTATTAAAAAGGAACACAAGCTTGAGTCTTATAAACTAAACAATGTAGCAAAACACTTTACTGGCGATGAAAAAGATGATCTTTCACCAGCGGATCTTTTTAGATACAACACTGATACAAAAGATAAAATAGCACTTGTAGTAAAGTATTGTGCACAGGATACATGGCTTCTTATAGAACTAATGTTGAAACTTCGTATCGTAACTAATACTATCGGTATGGCTAACATTACTATGGTTCCAATGCAATACATCGAGCTTCGTGGTCAACAAATTCGTGTTCATACTCAAATTGCTTACGAAACAAAACAAGAAGGTTATCTTATTCCAGCAGTAGACTACAAGCCTAAGACTGATATTGAAGACGAAGATGAAAAGTTTACTGGTGCAACAGTTTTAGAAGCAACTCCCGGTGCACATTTTGAACCTATTGCTGGTTTGGACTTTGCAAGTCTTTATCCTAGTATTATGATTGCTCATAATTATGACTACGCAACTATCGTAGAAGATCCAGAGTTTGATAATCTAGAAGGTGTGGAGTATTTCGACATGAATTGGGAGGAAGACGATCTCGATTCAGATGGAAATGAAATAAAAAGAGAAGTAAATGTAAGATTTGTACAAAATCGTACTGGTATTATGCCTAAGATTCTTTCAAGACTTTGGAAAGAACGTAAAGCTATTCGCAAACAAATGAAAGGATTAAATCCTTCTGAAGATCTTTATGCGGTACTTAATGGTGTACAGCTCGCAATCAAGGTTTCAATGAACAGTATCTATGGTTTTACTGGAGCGAGATACGGACGTCTTCCAAATAAAAAGATAGCAGCAGCAGTAACCGCGTGTGGTAGAGAAATGATCGCGCACAGTAAACGTTGCGCAGAAGAATGGTACAACTGCGAAGTAGTCTACGGAGATACAGATTCTATTTATTGCAAGTTTAAGAGTGATCTTAAAGGACAAGCACATATGGACTATGTATTTAAAGTAGCACCAGAATGTGCTAATCGCATTTCTGCTACTTTTAAGAAACCTATTGAACTCGAGTTTGAAAAAGTCATGTATCCATTCATTCTGTTCTCTAAAAAGAGATACGCAAGTTTATTTTGGACTAATCCGATTAGTTATGATTACATCGATTACAAAGGAATTCAAGTAGTTCGTCGAGACAACTGCGAGTATGTTCGAGAGAACTCAAAGAAGATCTTCGAATACATCCTTAAGAATGACAAGGTACTTAATTACGATTTCGAATCAGTAGAAGAAGTTATCGAAACGAGTAAAGAATATGCACGTGACAAAATTAGAATGCTTGTAAACTCAGAAGTACCAATGAAACAACTTATTCTTTCAAAGAGTATTCGTGCTGGCTATGCTTTTGATAACAAGGCTGTATGTTCAGAGTGTACAAAGACTTATTACGAACTAACCGTTACTGGTAAAAAGGAAATGAACATCTCAGTTTTGACGAAAGGTAAAAATATCGAAGAGTTTCTTAAGGTGGAACACGAATGTCCGAGTTGTAAGAAAAATACTATTTTCGAGAAGTGTCCAGCTAATATTCCACATGTCGCACTCGCAAGAAAACGTGAAGAACGTGATCGCATGGATCGCGTTGCATCTGGAGATCGTGTTCCCTATTTATTCGTGACTTATCAAGGTAGTCGTCAGTTTGAAAAGGTAGAAGATCCAGACTACGTGGTAAAAAATTGTGTACCGATAGATTATATCTACTACTTTGAGCATCAATTCAAGTCTGCTATTGAGACTATCTTTGAACCTATGATGGAAAATGTATCAGAACTTTGGAAAGATCTAATTCCAGAAAAAGTAAAGAAGATTCGCAAAAAGAAAACTGCTTAAAAATAAAATACATATATAATTATAACCACTAATGGCTAAATTTGTTTGTGAAAATTGTGGAAAAGAGTACTTACGGAAGGGCAATCTATCGAAACATTTAGATAAGTGTGTAGTTGAAAGCAATGTAAAAGAGATATTAGATAAAGTTGTGGAGGACAAATTAAATAAAAAAATAACTTTAGTTGAAAGTAATACTAATAATACAGTAGATAAAGACTTTGAAGAAAAGTTAAATATATATAAAAATAAAATCCATAATATGGATTGTTTAAATTATCTTGAAGAACTTTCTAAACAAGAAAAACAAATTGATACAATAATATTAGACCCACCTTATTATAATGTTGTTAATGAAAAATGGGATACACAATGGAAATCAATAGAAGAATATTTACTCTGGATAGAAAAGATTATAAAAAAATTAAATAAAGTGTCTAAATACAATTGTTCTTTATGGATTTTTGGATTTCCATATCAATTGTCATATATTATTCCAATTGCTGAAAAATATGGATTTAAATATAGACAACATATAACAATTAATAAAGGTATGCGTTCTGTTGCTGGTAGAACCAGCAATAAATTAAAAATGTTCCCTGTTGCGACAGAATATGTAATATTCTTTTATAAAGATGCAAAAGATATAATTAAAAAATTTTTACAAAGTAAACAAAAAGAAAATAAAATATCGTCAAATGATATTAATATTCATTTGGGTAAAGCAACTAATGGGGGAGGGACTTGGTCTTCTATAGCAGGAGAAAAACAAAAAAATATTCAATATCCGACAAGAGAAGATTGGAATAAGTTAGAAACTTTATTTGGTACTTTTGATATTAAATATGATGATTATATATATACGTTTAATATAGAATCAAAACTTACAGATGTTTGGGATGATATTAATTTTTATGATAAAACATATAAAAAATTTCATCCAACTCAAAAACCATACAAATTAATAGAAAGACTTATTAAATGCTCATCCAATGAGGATATGAATATTTTGGATCCATTCATGGGAAGTTGTATGACAGCATTAGTTTGTAAAAATCTTAAACGAAATTATTTTGGTTGTGAATTAGATAACAAATATTTTAAAAATAATCTTATTTCCGAGTAGTTGTACCTCTTGATTTACCTATTGATTTATTACGAATATTAAGCTTAGAACAAACATGTAAATACTCGCTGCGTTTTTCTTTTGGTAATTCATAAAATAATTCTAATTCATTTTTATTTAAAATTTTTTCAAAATCAACAACAGGTATATTATCATATATTTCTGATTTTAGATTGTAAATATTATATTTTATGATTGGTTCGAATTTAGATATATCAATATGAATATCTATAAATTTAATAGGTCCAGACATATACCAATCAAAACTATAAGGAAGTAAATTACATGTTCCACCTTTCTTTTTCCCACTATAATACTGATTTTGTATATAATTATCAAAATACATATTTTTAGATAAGAATTTATACCCGATAATTTCAATTATCTCTTTTTTTTCATCATAATCTTGAACATATATAATATATTCATTAATATATTCTTTAAAATCTATATGTGCTTTTGAAGAAATACCTGCACGACTATCTGAATAATTTTTAAAGTTTTCACCATTACAATAAATACACTTTTTTTGAAATGGGGGACATTTATATTTACATGATTTACATTCCTTTGTGCCAACAAGACATACGAATTTAACTTCTTTTGCATGTTTTATATTTTTATCTTTATCTAGTGTTTTATTGTCAAATGACATACCACCTTTACTCGCACTACCAATTGTTCCTGGAAATATAGAAAGAGTTATTTGTTCACCAAAATCTCCACCTCCAAGAAATGCATAACATTGGTTATTATTTCTTGTTTTTTCTTTAATTATATTTTTTTTTTCAGTAACTCCATAATCTTTTAAATCTTGTTTTAAATCTTGTATTGATTGATATTTTTTCCTAAAATTTTTTTGTATTTTAATTACTATATTAATATGTGATTCAGAAAACTCATCTATAACTTTTTCCATCATCTCACTACTCATTATGACTAGTCTTTCTTTAATTAGTATAGAACTTCATTCTAATATTACTATTTTTTTGTAAAATTCATGATTAGAAAACTGCTTAGAAATAAAATATATATACATATAAATGATAATATTAAATAGTTTTACTGGTAGATTAGGTAATAATATAATGCAACTTAGCAATATTATAGATATAGCTATAGCATATAAACATAATATTAAAATTAATGTTAACAAACTTAATTTTTTTGATCTTTCAGTAATTGAAGAATATTTTAACAAATATAATAATAGTGAAATAATTACAGATATAAATAATTTTTTTTATACTGGTAGATTGCCATTTCCAAATGACATATTTAAACAAAATATTGAAGAAAGAAATAAAATATTACAGAAAGCATTTTTAATAAATAATATTAATAAATTATCTGAAAATGATTTAGTAATTCATATTAGAAGTGGAGATACATTTAATTCAAACCCGCACTCTGAATATGTTCCTCCACCTTTATCCTACTATACTAAAGAAATTGATAAGTATAAATATGAAAAAATTCATATTATCTGTGAAGACACTATAAATCCAGTTACAAATGAATTACTGAAATTATATAAAAATGCAGTTTATGAAAAAAATACTTTAGAAAAAGATATTAGAATAATATTGGGAGCTACAAATATTATATATAGTGTTGGAACTTTTATTCCAGCTTTAATGTTGTTGTCTAACAATAATAAATATATTTATGGTAAAGCATGTAGTAATATTGAGGATTTAAAAGAATATTATAAAATAATGAAACCTTGGAAAAATACAATAGAACAAAGGAATTATATTTTAACTTATGATTATAATTAACTCGGTGTCTTAAATGTTCAAAGGTGTAAAATATAAAATGGATAGTTAATACTTTCTTTTCTAGTTTTGGTTTGGAAAGACCAGTTAAAACTAAAAAAGAAGGAATTACAAAAAAATAAAGTACTTAAAAAGGAAATATACTATTAATGTATCATGGAAACCTTTAAAACTGATTACGGTTTAATTACTTTATATAAAAACGAGGCATATATTATCAGAGATTTTATTACTGGTTCTTATTGGGATATAGACACTTTGACTAAGTTAAAACAATATATTGATCCAAATCGCAATATTTTAGAAATAGGTGGTCACTGCGGAACTTCAACTGTTGTTTATTCATCTTATTTAAGTAATAAGAATAAAGTATATGTTTATGAACCACAACTTAATATGTATAATTTATTACTTAAAAATATAGATCAAAATGGTTTACAAAACAAGATTATTCCTTTTAACTCCGGTGTATTTTGTTATAATGGAGAAGGAAAAATGAATGATATAGATTTAGATGGCGGCGGCGGCGTTGTATCTAAAAGATACAACGAAGAGAATAATTTAACATGTAATTTCGGGGGAATTGGTCTTGGTAGCAAAGGTGAGCATGTAAAATTAGTAACTATAGACAGTATGGAATTAGAAAACATTGGTTTTATTCACTGTGATGCACAGGGTTCAGAGAACTTTATATTTTCAAAGGCTACCGAAACTATTACAAAATATAGACCAGTTATATTATATGAAAATAACAAGGATTATGCTAAATATTTGTATAACAGCGTATGTAAAAATTATCCTAATTGGAAAGAAGAGGCAAATTTTGATTTAAAAAAATACTGTATGGAAACTTTGAAATATTCAAAATGTATCGAAAGGTTTAATGGAAGTATTGACACCTTGCTAATTCCTTAATTTTACAAAAAAATAAAGTACTTAAAAATTAGAAATATTAATAAGTATACTCAGAGTGATAATGAGCCTCGAGATTAAGTTTAATGATTTTAAGACCAAGCACGATCTTGATGACGATGCTATTGCTGAGCTTCTTAAAATCTTTAATGACTCATTTATCGAACTTGCACATAAACTTTTGGCAACTAATGATACGCCTAACCAAACTGCGAAGACTGTCGCAGTTTTTACGGGTCCCAAAAAGTTTGCTACAAAAATTGCCGCGGAGTATGCAGCTGAACACGATCTTACACTTGCCGACTTTGATAAAGAAAAAATTACAAAGAAAGACATTGATGAACTTGTTAAAAATAGATTGAAAAGTATTCCGAAACTTGACACTACACCGAGAAATACTCCTAAGAAAGAAAAGAAATCGGAAGCTCCGGTCGTCAAGAGAAAGTGTTGTGGTCTCACAAAATCTGGAGAACCATGTAATCGTGATGGTACCGAAAATCCAGAAGGTTCTAAGAACTGGTTTTGCTTTCGACATGCAATAGACTGGAAGACTTATGAAATTTCATCAGATTCAGATCTCGAAGAAGAACAGGTTTTCAAAAACCCAGTGTCTGATCTCGAAGAAGAATGCGTTTCTGAAAAAGATTAATATAAAGCTACAGTAAATATTAAAATAAGATGTCTACTGTAAATTTACAAAAAGATTACTTTAAAGATTGCGAGTATCTCGATGATATTCCACAAGACCTAAAAAATTGTAAATGCTGTGATATACACCGCTTAAAATTTCCGACCCTAGGGTCGGTTTTACAACATTACAACTCAGAAAAAATCAAAATTGAAAAAGATTGCGGGTGTCCGTGTAGGCATATAGCACGCGAAATCTGTAGAAAATGGGAAATTGTTAATGAAGTAGAAGATATAACTAATTCAGAAGAAATGTCTGAAGATTCAGAATCTTCTGGTTCTTTAAAAGATTTTATAGTTAAAGATAAAATGTCAAATAGAACCCGTAATAAATTAAACTCTGTACTAAGTATGTTTAAGCAGAAAAATTAAGGTATTCCTTGAATCAACCAACGAGCTGATTTATTATCTTTTAAACCAGACCATGCATTCCATCCGACTCTACCACCATAACGTCTCGCGTATTGACCGTTGTCGTTTTCCATCTCAGCTTCTGTTGTTAGTCTAAACTTATCATTATATTTTACCGCTTCGTTATTTTTAGCATATATAGTACCAGCGGCTGTTTTAGTCAAGTAAGTATTAGAAGCAGTTGTAGTTGCTAATTTAGAACCTATAATTGGATTCAAGTTAGACTTTAGACTATTAGTGGTGGCGTTAATAGCTTCATCGATCTTTGTAGCTGGTTGAAATACTAGATTACCACTCGAATCCATCATAACCATTTGGATACTAGTGTCTGGCCAATAGTTTGATTGAGTAAAATAACTAATGCTCCCACTGTAATATAAGTACAACGCTAAAGCAACAAATACGACTAATACTCCAATAACAATTTTATTGTTCTTATTCATTTATATTTATATAAATATTTTTTTTAATCTATTTAAAGTTTTATTTTATTACTAATTATAATGTTGGTAACAGTAGACATTAATACTATACCAAAGTTCGTAAAGGAAGCAGAAATTAAACATGGTCGCGTAGCAATGCTAAGTTCCGTTGCTATCCCATTTCTTGATAACGTAAACGAAGGAGTACTTGGAATCAACTTTATGAACAATCTTGACCCAGCTTATCAATTAACATGTCTTGGTATTTTTGGATGTTCAGAAATTAGTCAAATTATCAAAAGTTATAAGTTTCCAAACTCGGTAAAAGACTGGTTTGTTCTAAAAGACGAACATGAACCAGGAAATTACAACTTTGACCCACTAAATATTTCAAATGATAAAAATGCCCAAAACATTTTAAAAAATGAAATGTTCATTGGTCGTCTATCTATGTTAGCAGTGGCGTGCGAATTTGCAAAAGAACTTGATGGATACCCAGTTTTCTAATCTTATCACACTTTTTAATTTAAGAATAATATAAGGGATGCTAGCTCAGTTGGTTAGAGCGCTGGACTTTTAATCCAGTGGTCACGGGTTCAATCCCCGTGCATCCCTTATATTATTTAAAGTTAAACGTCCCCTTGAGGACCCCGAAGGGTTCTAGGACTTTAATTGGTTTATCTTCCATAGATATACCGAAACTCAGGTGTAGAAAAATATTCTTCACGTTTTTTTTGTGACATTTCTCTATCGTAAAGGGTTCAGATCATAGATCATAATGAGATAAAAATAATCATTATAAACAATCAGTTTATAATTGAACTCTTTAACGTCCTTTAAAACGTCTTTAAATTTGAGTCTATGAGTCTCGAAGTGAATCTTGTTCTGTAGTTCTTCTGGAAGAAGTTGTAGTCGGTTCATCGTAAATTAGGCGCGTCCCCTTGAGAACCCCGAAGGGTTCTAGGACTTTAATCTTATTTATCTCCCATATATATACCAAGACACCGGTGTAGAATAGTAGTCTAGTTCTTCCAGTTAATCCCAATAGTAATCATAAATACCGTAATACTTGTTTGACCCTAAGTTTTTGTAGTCTGCATTTACTCTACCTGCGAGACAATCCATGCACTCGAAATAATGACTTATTTCGTTTATTGACATGTCGCTATTATAAAGTTCATTCGACATTACAACATTTAGATCTCCAAGAAAATGGTCTTGGTGTCTTTTGTCAACGTCTTTGATTTCTTCAAACACTTCACTCATCATCTGTTTGTGAGTCTCGTAGTAGATCTTGTTCTGGAGTTCTTCTGGAAGGATTTCAAAGCGGTTCATTTTTACTCGGAAGTATTTCCACACGTCCCCTTGAGAACCCCGAAGGGTTCTAGGACATTTAGCTTATTTAAGGACTGAGGCTCCTCGCTTGCTCAATGAGACCAATTATGATATCCATGTC